GTTGCGCCTCACCCCGATAAAATCCTGCGACAACTTTTTTCAGCCCATTAACGCAAACGGATTGCAACAAGCCATGAGCGCCAAGCAAAAACCATCCGACAAACCCGCCAAGCTCAAACAAGGCGGGCAACCGAAAGGCGACATCACCCGCAAGGAACTAGCCCAGCGGGTAGGGGTAAGCGTGCCGACCTTGTGGCGGTGGGAAAAGGAAGAGGGGATTAACCTCGACGATGAAGCAGCGGTTCGAGAAAGAGCCGCCCGCGTCCACGAAACCCGAGACGCCAACGAAGACGAGAAAGCCGCCAAACTCCGCAAGCTGAAAGGCGAGGCCGACATGATCGAACACAAGCTATCGGTCCAGCGCGGCGAGTTTGTCCCGTCTCACGAAATGGACAAGGACGGTGTGCAAGTGGGAATCGCCGTCGCCAGCATCTTTTCCCGCATGCCGGATGACCTTGCCCCGCTTTGCGCCGGAAGAACCGCCGGCGAGATCAAAAAGATCGTCGCCCGATACGCCCGCGACAAGCGAACGGAGCTTTCCCAATACGAATCCAGAATCCAGATACCAACCGAGTAAAACCATGGCCGCAACAATATACGGAATACCATTTATTTTCGGCATCCCAACGCAAGAGGAGCTTTTGACCATTTGGAGGGACGGCGAACTTGCGGACGATGACCAAATCATTGTAAGCCCTGTTGATTTCGCCAAAGTAAAGCGCCGCGATGAGCTTTACCGCATACAAAAATCATCAGCCGGATACTTGTTTTATCGCGCCGACACAGCATGACATCCCCCCTCATTGCTGGATTCTGCCGGGGCGTTAAGCCGCCTCCCGAAGAACCGTGGCGTGATTGGGTGTGCGAGCATGTTTATCTCCCCAACTCGCCAGAAGGAGCAAGATACTCACTCGACGCCGTTCCCGCGCACGCGATCATCTGGGATTGGCTGGAAGACCCAGAGGTAAAAGAAATCGCCGTGGTTGCCTGCGTTGGATTCGGGAAAACCGCTATCATTGAGGGACTGAGCGTCCGCGCCGTTGCCGTCGATCATGGCGACATGATGGTGGTCGGGCAAACCGGGGACACTGTGCAGGACTGGATGGAAAGCCGAATGCGGAAAGTCTGGCAGACCAGCCCGCTCACGAAACTCCACATCCCAACCGGGGCCGAGCGTAGCAACTGGAAAAAGGATCAAGTAATTTTCCGGCACATGAACTTTTTCGCCGGACCCGCTAACAAAACCGCGCTTCAAGAAAAATCCATGGTTTACACCGTGGGGGATGAGGTCTGGCGATGGGACGATGGGATGATCGACTACCTGTTGAAGCGCCATCACGGGCGGTGGAACCGCAAGAACCTAATGCTCTCCCAAGGCGGCGATGAGGATGGTCAATGGCATAACCACGCGAAAGCCGGAAAGTGGCACGACCTAGAACACGAATGCCCGAAATGCAAAATGGGCAGCGTGTTCGATTGGAACAACTACCAGTTTGAAAAGATCATCGACGCCAACGAAGAACTCGATTGGGTGGCAATTTACGAAACCGTCCGCTTGAAGTGCCCTCATTGCGGCGAACAATTCCAAGACACCGAATACAACCGCCGCCAATGGGCGAAGTGCAAACCCGTGTGGGATGGTGGGAAGTTCATCCCCGGACGCATGACCTTGCGGGCGTCGTTTATGACCGTCTGGCGCTATTCGTGGTGCGATATGGTAAAGGAATGGCTCATCGCCAACGAAGACAAAAAAAGCGGGCAACTGGAGAAGCTGGAAAACATCATCTGCCAGCGTTTCGCACAATTCTGGAAGAAGCCAACCGACACGCCGACGCTAACGCTTTCCGGCGACCCCTATCAGAAAAAGGAATACCACGAGGGAGCGAAGTGGGAAATGGAGGATTTCCGATTCCTGACAGCGGATGTTCAGCAAGGCCACTTCTGGGTTGCGATTCGCGCATGGAAAGTCGGTGGTGATTCCCGTCTATTGTGGGAAGGCAGGCTGGAAACGTGGGAAAACATCCGATACCTTCAAGAACGATATGGGATCGAAAACCGATTTGTTTTTATCGACTGTGGTTACAAGCCGGAAGAGGTAGCCAAGCAATGCTTTGCGGCCGCAAAACCGGGAGATACCAATAGATGGAATATGCTAAGGGGTGAGGATGCGCGTGATGGTTATATGAAAGTGGTTGGTGAAAAGAAATTCCGCCGCCTGTTTTCCGACTACACCAACGCGCAAACGTCGGCAGGCTTGGCGTATAAGTTCATCCGATTTTCCAACCTTCTCGCCAAGGACAAGCTATCCGCGCTCATGGCAAGCGGAACGTTTGGCGTGCCGACCGACGCCAGCAAAAACTATCACGCACACATGCAATCCGAGCAGAAGCGGGAAATCTCACCTGGCGTTTGGCGATGGGTTCCAGCCAAGACTGGAAGACCAAACCACCTTTGGGACTGCGAGGACATGCAGGTAGTTGCCGCCTGCATCTGCAAGGTGTTGGTGAGCATGGATGAGGTCAAGTGACCTTTGACACCCGCCACAAAGCATGGCGGCGAATAAACGGGATCAGGCGCGAATGCTCTTCAAGTGGGCGTTTGGAGATGCCGAGCGGACAGCGCAAATAACCACATGGTTTGATGCGGCGGTTGAAGATGGATTCAGCGCCAGCGGCAAGCTCGACGCCATTATGAGCGGCAGCAAGAACGGCGTGCAAATGCAAAAGATGATCGTTCAGAACCCAATGGAACGCATCGAGGTGCTGGATTACGCGAAAAGCGCCCTTGTTGCCGGATTCTTCCCCGGCGCTCGATCACGCGCTTACTTTTGACACCCGCCAAGGTTGATGGCGATTCTAAACGAGTTCGGAAGTCCTTACCAATACAAGGCGGCGAGGTCTGCCGAGCGGTATAATGGAAGCCGCCCGTGGGAGCCCGTCCAACTGCGGAACATCGACAAGCTCATCCCGAGTTATGATCGAAAAACGCTGCTTTCGGCAAGTCGCCGCATGTATATCAACATCGGAGTCGCACGGGGCGCGATTGACCAGAAGGCCATGTATTCCGTTGGCAGGGCGTGGCAGCCGGATTTCCTTGGATCGGATACCGAGTTTGGCGCGCAAGCAAAGGATTGGCTTGTGAACCAGTGGTATGGAATCGGTGACGTTCGCGGCGGAATGAATGATTTTGTTACTTCGCTTTTCCTCGCATCCGTCGCTATTGATCGAGACGGAGAGGCATTTATTCTTCTAACAAAAACAGACGACGGATACCCTCGTTACCAACACATTCCAGCGCATCAAATCGCCACCGGATCGGATGAGACGGAAGGTAAAACCAAGGGCGGCGTGTTGCGTGATGGAGTCGTCTACAACCCACAAGGAGCGCCGCTGTGGTATCGCCTAGTCGATGACGACGGAAAGGGCAAAGAGTGGATTCAAGCGGCGAACATGATCCATCTTTACGACCCGCAGTGGCAGGAGCAGGGGCGCGGGTTGCCAGCTTTCACCCATGCCCTCAACGACCTCCGCGACATGGCGCAATCCCACGAATGGGAACGCATGGCGCAGATGATGCTTTCGAGTATCGGCATCATCGAATACAACGAAAACGGCGGGCCTGATCTGGATGATCCGTCTAACGATTTGATCGGCGACGTGGCAACCGGAAAGGGCATGACCATCGAAAAGCTCGACGGTGGAAGCATTCGGTATTTTCGGGCTAACAGCGGCGGAAAAATTGAAACGCTTAAGAGCGACCGCCCCGGCGAAGTGTGGGAGAATTTCCAAGATCGGATCATTCGTTCCGCGCTTGCCGGAATTAACTGGCCTTACTCGATGTCATGGAAAGCAACGGGGCAAGGAACCGCCGAAAGGTCTGACCTTGGCAAAGCTCAACGCGCCGTTGAGGACAGGCAGGACATTCTTGAATACGCTGCCAAACGTCTCATTTCCTACGCCGTTGCCGTTCAACAAAAACGCCAAGAACTTCGATCATCTGCCGATTGGTGGCGATGGGGATTCTCCAAACCCGCGAAGCTCACCATTGACGACGGGCGGGTGATGAAGGAGCTAGTCGAATCCTACAAGATGGGATTCAAGAGCGGCAGCGACATCACCGCCGCAATGGGGCGCGAATACAAAGACGTAATGCGCGCCAAAGCGGAGGAAGCCGCGCAACGCATGATCCTGATTCAAGAAATGAAAGACAAATACGGCGTCGAAATCAACCCGCGTGAGCTTGTGATGTTCACGCCAAACGAGCAGCAAACCACCGAAACTACTTCAAACGATGAAACTTCTAACGATTGAAAACCGAGCCGCGAAAGTGCGCCTAAACGATGCCGTCACCCCATGGTCTGCCGATGATTTGATTGGCGACATTGAGCGCAGTTATGGCAATAAGGCCGTTGCCGAAAACATGACCGTTGGAGGCTTCACGGCGTCCGCAGATGACGCGCTGGAGACGCTGGAAATTGAGATCAATTCGCCGGGTGGCAGCGTTCTTGATGGCTACCGAATCTACAACGCTTTGATGGGCATGCGTTCCCGTGGCGTCAAAGTTGTCGCCACCGTCAACACCCTAGCCGCATCCATGGGCAGCGTGATTCTTATGGCGGCGGATGAGGTGAAGATCGTCGAAGGCGGGCGGATTATGATTCACGAAGCCGCGCAAGTCGTTGCCGGAAACGCCGCCGATCACGCCCGAGCCGCGAAGAATCTGGAAGAAATCAGTGAGGAAATCGCCGCCATTTATGCCAAGCGAACCAAGGCCAAGCCCGAGGAGATGCGGGAGCTTATGAAAGCGGAAACATGGATGGGAGCGAAGGAAGCGGTTGAGCGCGGTTTCGCGGATTCGATTGTGAAATTTGACACGCCCGCAAAAGCGATGAGCATTCTAGCCAAACTCTTTCCGGGCAACGTCGAAGCTGAAAAGCTAGAGGCCGAGGTTGCAGAAAACGCGACCCTCCGCGAATCCCTCGCCACCGCGCAAGCGAAGATTGACGAGCTTCAAAACCTCGCTGGCGAAATCGCCGCAAAGGATTTGAAGATCACCGATCTAACTGTCAAGATTGACGACTTCACCGCCAAGCTCGCGGAAAAGGATTTGGCCATTGCCGACCTAACCGAAAAGGCAACTTTGACCGCCGAGAAAATCAGCATCGAAGCCTCCCGCCAGCTTGCGGCAACCGGGCATCCCGCGCCCGTAGCTACCGCCGAAGCGAAAATCGACAATAACGGCAAAACGCTTTTCGAGCAATACCGCGAACTTCAATCCGCCGATCCCGTCGCCGCCTCCAAATTCTGGAATGAGAATGAGGAAGCAATCCGCGCCGGAAAATAACCAATCACCACAAACTCCACTCCTAACTAACTACTACCATGGCCAACGCCGACTTCGCATCCAACGGGGTAAATGACGAAATCATTGCCCGCAACTTCATCCGGGGGTATACCTCGGTTATCGCGCCGCTTGCCGCGCTCAGCACTTCCTTCTCCGCAGACGCAGCCCGTCCCGGCGACACCATCAAAGTGATTCGTGACGCTACCGCAATCGACGCGGTGCAGACCAAATCCATTGGTGGTGCTTACACCATCCAAGATTGTGACGCTGACAAGGTTGACATCGAACTTGGGACGCCGAAATACGTTTCGTGGAGCCTAGACGATGTTGAGGTCGCCCGCGCTTCCGGCATCTCTATCGAGCTTTTCGGATTCCGCAAGGGCAATGCCCTCGCCAAGTCCATCATGCAGGACATTCTGGGGCTTGTTACGAACACCAACTACGGAGCCGCCGCCTTTACCGGAGCCGCTTCAACGTTCGACGAGGACGATGTCGCCGACATCGCCAAGGCTTGCGATGACGCCGACATCCCCGAAGAAAACCGCGTGCTGATGCTGTCTAACGGCTACATCGCCGCCCTTCGCAAATCCGGTGCAATCAAGGACACCTCCGGTTACGGCTACAACGCCATCATGTCAGGTGATGTCCCAATGCTTCACGGCTTCCGGGTCATCAAGTCGAACATCATCCCCGCCAACTCGGAAAACCTTGTTGGATTC